CGAGGAGCCCGTAGATGTATCCCCAGCCATCTCCGGGCTCGACCGGGGGATCACCACCGCCACGGCTTCCCCCACGGGGTTGCCGCGCGGCTTTAGCCCCGACCCCGTGAGAACTGCGTTGAGCACGGCACCGGCATTGCCGAGGTCGAGCAGGTTTTCGACCGTATCCATTGTCACGTCGGGATAGTTTCGTTGCAGTGCCGCAGCAACTATTTCCACCAGCACGCCGATCTGCGGCTCACCCATCGATGCACCGATCTCCGTTAGCTGCCGCACCTTGGGCATGAGGCGGCGGAGCTGGCCCAGGGTGAGCGGCGGGATCAACCAATCCTGGCCGCCCATTGCTACCTCGACGCCCGGAATCATCACTCCACCGTGCTGAGGTAACCGATCGTACCGGACGCATCGGCGAAAGCGCTGAAATCAAGTTCGCTGATTGTCCAAGTATCGACCTTTGTCGGGAACGACAGCTTGTTTGCAGTACAGGCGTTGAGGCGGAGCGCGGTTCCGCTCCCGTTGTACGTCGTGTAGAATGTCGCCTTAAAGGTGGGGGTCGCTCCCATGAGTTGATTCGTGAGGGCAATCTTGCTGCCACTTGTCGCGACGTTGTAGGTGTATGAGAGCAAGAGCGCGGCACTCGCATCAGCGGAAGAGAACGTATAGATACCGGTCGAGAAGTTGACCGAGTATTGACCCGCGGCCGAGGGCGTGGTGACTCGGTTGAAGCGTTTGCCGCTACCGGCGTAGATGACCCCGAGATCATCGTTGTAGCTTGCCGCATTGGCCGCTGTCACCGTATATGGCGTTGCCGCCGGCACAGTTGCAGCCTCGAGCTGCGCGACCGCGAACTGACCGGTTGCCGGTGTCAGCCCGAAAAAGATGTCGGAATACAGCAGACCCAGGATCTGAGCGAATTTCGCCTTGCCGGTGATCTTGCCCTGCCCACGCGCAATCGCGACGGGAAACTGATGTTGGCCGTAAAGCTCCTTGTCGGTCCAGTCGAAGTCGATCTGGATGTCCTGGAGAACGCCGAACTGGCGCGGGCCGATGCCAGAGCCGGTGACATCAGTCCGTTCGCCCCAAACTGCACCCGCGCCGAAGCTCAATTGCATGTCACACACTCCCTCTTAAGAGCCGCTTCAGCCTCTCCTTAGCGGCGTGGGCGACATTCCAGGCCTGCGTGTCGCGCGCGATTGCCGACCCCGGAAAATGATCTGCCCACCACCGCTCGATCAGCTGCTCGATCGGAACAGGTTCGGCGGTTTTGACGATGTCGGAATTTTCCTCGTCCATTGGCCACTCCCTCGAACAGGGCTTCATTGCAGGGGCGCTGAGGACATCTGGACGCTTCCTCGCGGAAGCCATCCGGAGCTCCCGCCGACGCAACCGCCCCGCGGGGCACGCGGAAAATGCGCGAGCTCGATAGCGTGTTACTGTCAGACGCACAGCACCTCAACGGGGACGATCGCGATGGCCTGATCGCCAAGAACGCCTTCGTCGGTTTCGACCTTGCCGGCGATGTAAGCGTGCTGAACCATCTCAGGTAGGCCGAGGTTCTGGATCCCGGTCGTTGCCGATGGTGCCAGCGCGGCTTCGAGAGCATCGATGAGCGGGTTCAAGATCGTTCCCGGTGCCAGGTACGGGTCGCTCGAGTGGGCATACACATAAAATTCGGCGTGCAGCGTCCAAACGATCGGCGCGCCGAGCCGCTTTATTGCGGCGATGCCCCCTTTTTCCCTCATAAACAATGCGGGCTGCTCGGCCGGTGCCACATCGGCCCAATGCCGCAGACGCCGATTCGCGCTGGCGAACCTCGCGGCGCCCGAGCCGAGCGCCCAGAGTGTTGCATAGATCGTCTCACGAATGACCATCAGTAGTCCTCGGGTCGCGGGCGCCGGCCCGCTCGCAAGCGGCTTATCGGCGAAGCGCGATCCCAATCATGTATGTGAATTCATTCTGTCACCGTTTCGCGCAGAGAGGTTTCCACCTCATCGCGAATGGCCGGCGCCATGTCCTCGAGTGCCGAACGCAGAAACGAGCGCTCGGGAAGATCCATCCTGCGGCTGTGCGCTCGAACGCTGATTATCTTCCCGGAGATTGGGCGCCCAAAGGCCTCCGTAATACGTCGCAGGCTTGCCCTGGCGTTGACCGTACCTGAAAAACCATACTCGTGAGCGCCCGCATACGCGCTATCGGTGAAAACGGTTGCCGTTACCACCGCGGCGCTCTGGTCGACCCGCAGGTCGATGCTCGATTTCAGCGATCCAGAGCGCGCAGCAAGCATCTGGCCGGAGAGCTCATCCTGCTGCACGTTGCGCTGAAGATCGATGCCGAGCTTGGTGATCGCCCTCACGAGAGCCGAGTTGATCGCAACCGGCAGGTCGCGCAGCCGAGCCAGCGCTCTTTCGTCGCCGACCAAATGGGCCGTGATCACAGGACGCTCGCGAGAATTGCCGTGTCGGCGCTGGTCGGGGCCATCATCGGACGAACCCCGGCAACCGGGGTCACGAGGCGGTATTGCTGCAGCAGCGTCTTGATCCCGTCGCTCAGGTCTTTTTGCGAGTATGTGACCGTCTCGGCGCCGCCCAAAGATTTTGAAACTTCGCCGATCCGAGTGCGCTCGCGGTAGCGAAGGGCGACGAGCTCGATGCACGCTTGAGCGATCTCGGGAGGAGTCGAAGGATACCCCGCCGTGTAGGTGATGACCACATTCTGGATCCCGCAGCCAAGCAAATAGCCGCGAACCGAGAGCTGCGTTTGGCTGAAGCTGTAGCCTGCCGCATGGGTCGAGATCGCGCGCGGAATGGCTTGGCCATCAATCGTCAGAGACAGGACAGCCGAGACTGGAAAGCACGCGAACTGCATCCTTCGGCCGCCAGTGCCGTCGCGCACCTCTAGGTAGTCTGCCAGCGCAATTTGTCTATTGAGCCAAGTTAGAATATAGTTACTCGCCGCGCTGACGAGGTTTGCCAGCAGCGCATCGTCAGCCGTGGGAAAGTTGCTCTGCCCCGTCTGCAGCCATGCCTTAACGTCGGCAAGTGTCGTCAGATCGTCAAAGGACACCGCATCAACCTTTTGTGGAACGATCGCCCAGTATGGGCTTGGCACGCCTCGACGCTGGTGTTGCGCCCTGAAGCACGGGCACAAAACCATGCGCCATGAGGTCGGAGGCGGCTTCGGCAGGTACCAGCACGTCGCCGTTCTCATCACCGGGATATCGGCGGCCGCCATAGCAACATCCGGCAGCGCCGTCGTGATGCAGCTTGAGCATGCCAGCCGAAACCGCGTCATCAGCAGTTCTAGGCATCGCGAACCCTCCTTTCGCGATCAAGGGGCCAACAGCCTCTAGCGGGACCCGTATCAGTCCGTCAGCGTCGACGGGACAACGCACCGTGCCGTGATTGGCCTCGTCCTGGCCAAATACGGCGCGGAGCAGCCTCAGTTCCTGTCGAAATGAGACCCCCGGGACGCACCCGGGGGCTGAGGCGGCCAGTGCTTCCGGCGAAAGCGCCAAGAGATCGGTCAGCACGATCACCCGTTCGCGATGTTGCAGATTACGCCCATAGCAAAGGGTGCGTATACGGCCAGCACTTGTTCGGCGTAGACGCCTACCTGGCGCTGTCGGGTGACAATGGGCCAATCAATCTGGTAATAGTCCTGCCGCGTCTTGACCTCGGCGACATTCGGCACTTCGTTCGACTGGTATTGGATCGGCAGGTTCTCGGCCCAGCCGATCACCGTGCCGGGAGGCACGCGCGGGTGGATCCTGATGGGAATTCGGAGACCACCGTTTACCGCGAACGGATTGTAGTAATACTGTACTACTCCCGAAGCAGTCAACTGATACTCGCCGGCGCTTCCGTCGGCGGGCGTATCGTACCGCAGCAGCGGCCCGGAGGCGTTCGACAGCACTTTCGTGGTTATATTCTTCAACTCCTGGGAGTTGACGTAGAGAACGGTCGGCGACAGCTGGAAATTATCCCACATCTTCTGGAACATCGTATCGATCTCGACGACCGAACCGCGGCCCGACGCGGTCAGCGGCGACCCGGTGCCGGCCGTTCCCGTTGCCATGATGTTGACATACGCGTTCGACCCCGCCTTCAGCGCGGTCGTCAACAGCCCGTCATAGGCATAGCTCAAATTGGCCGAGTTATCGGCGGTGATCGCCGTTTGCGGCTGGTTGCCGGTGCTGAGCGGAGCGGAAATCGCCAGGCTGTTGATCGTCGTCATCGCCTGCAGCGTTTCGGTACCAGTGGTGCTCGAGACATACCAGGCGTAGGCAACCGCTCCCTGGATCGGGGTGACGGTGCAAAAGAGGCTCTGGCCGAGGGTTACCGCCTGACTCGCCTCGCCGCTGATGTTCGACGAACCGCCCGAGAGCGCGAAGGTCTTGCCGTCGGCGCCGGTGACGATCTTCGAGGTGGCGACACCGCCCGAGACGCTCGAATTCTGGTATCCTTCGAGAGTCAGCGCGACGATCTTGACGAAATAGGTCGCGGCCGGGAGCGTCGCACCGGCACCTGATGCCGACAAGGTCGGGGTCGAGGGGGTGCCGAGGGTCAATGAGGCGTTGCCGGCGAGGATCGCCATCTCCTCCTTGAGCATCATCTTTTGCAGAAGGCGGAACGCCATGTGCGCCTGGATGTCCTCGAACTCGCGGCCGGCGGAGATCGCTTCGAAGGTAGCTGCGTCCTCCTCGCCGATCGTCACAAACGCGGATGTCTTGTTTGAGGTCGAATACGACATCTGACCCGAGCGTTGACCTTCGGGCACCCAACCCATCGCATCAAAGCCGGAACCGATAATCGCGTTGACCTGGCGCCAGTTCGTCGCAGAGCCGATCCCGCCGCCGACCCGTGGGATGATGTTTCTGATCGGAGTAACAAAAGGATAGAGGTTCTTGGCCGGCGCCTGAAGGTCATACGCCAGTAGGCCCGTGCCGGTCGAGATCGACTTGGCGAGTATATAGTCCGGCTTGGCCAGGACCCCCTTCATGAGGTCCAGCGATTCTTGAGTGATTGGGTTCATCAAACTTTCCTCCCGGAAAGGGGGGCAATGGAAGGCTCGGAAGGCACCGGGCCTGGCGATGGCCTTTCGGCCGGATAGTGTATGCGTCGCTCCCGCTACAGAGCGTCCGAGTGTGATTTCACTGTTCGCTCACTCTGAGCCGAGCACCCGAATTGGGTTTGCGTAGCTGGCCTTGATCAGCGTCAAGGTTTGTTCCTCCTTGCTCATTTTCCCGAGGGCGGAGGCGATCGCTTCCGGCGAGAGCTCTGTGTCGCTATCGCCGGCGCCGCCGCCATCCTGCTGCTTCGACACCGAGACCGTGCCCTTGGCGATCGTCAGTGGCGGCAGCGGTGTTCGAGCAATGTCGTCTACCCGCTTCGTCAGCCGGTCGAGCATCGGTACGATCTCATCCAGCGCTTTGACCAACGCCGCCTTTTCGGCGCGCTCACCGGCCAGCGCCTTGGCAAGATCGCCGATGCGAGTGTCCTTGCCGAGCGCCAATGCGGTGTCCGGTTTCTCATCTTCAGTCAGCGTGTTCGATCCGGGCTTGGTTGAAGCATCGCAGGTGGCTCCGGCCGCGACCAAATGGCGGTGCGCCGCCCCGAGATGTTCCATTGTCTGCTTTGAATGCCGCGCCCCGGTTTTCGCGGCCTGCCCACATATCGTCCCATCAGTCAATTCGCTGAGGCATTCATGGGCTACGTCCATCATGTGCTGGTGCGCCCGCCCCGCTTTGCCGAGTACTGCAGCGATGACGCCGAGCACTTTCATGGTCTGGGCCCCGACACTCCCACCCGGCGGCGTCACGGGCGCCGGCAGCAAATCCTCGGCATCGTCCATCATGTCGAATGTCGAGCCCTCACCCGGCAGGGCGCCGGCCTTATGCAGATGGTCGCGCGCTTTGCCCATGTTCTCCTTCTCGTCGACCGACAGGCCGCCAGCGCTCAGGCATTTGTCGCAGGCGAGAAAGGCGATATCCAGCAGCGCTTGGTCGCCTTGCGAGTGTTTGGCCTTCACAAGAGGACCAGCAGCGAGCCGAGAATCGGGATCGGTGTACTGCACATTGGCGTCAGTTTTTTCGCATTCGATGGAGTTTGAGCGGTTCGGCTTCGCCGGCTCACGAGGTTCGGTCG